TTTCCAATGCAGCCCTTAATGCTTTTCTTTGACTTTCTTCTGTAAGTCCTAGTAAATCTGCTAAGTTTTTTTCTTGAGTTGTCTGAAGTGGTCCATAATCAGATTTTGCTGTTTTTAATTGATCAACAAGAGTGTTTGCAGCTTCTGTCCTTTGTTTAATAGTTACCAAAAAAGGAACTTTTTCGTCTTGAAGATAAAGAGCTACATCATTTCTTAATAATTTTGGGTTTGATAAGTAAGCAATTTCAGCAGCAGCAGGAGTTATATTTTGCTCTGCTCCTCTTTTTGAGTATACAGCACTTAAAACACCCTGATCATTCATAGCAAGATCTATTTCATTTTCATCTTTATTGGTTGCCTCTCTAGAAGGAATAAGCCCTATAAGCTTTTTATTTGATTCACTTGCAAAGTTTGACAACGCATTTGCAACGTTAACAGGGTTTGCTGAGTACAATTCATCAAGAGCTTGCTTTGCTGTAATTTTTCTTTCAATTAATGCTTTTTTAACACCTTCTTTGTTCAATCTTTCATCTGAAGCAGCAATAATTGAGACTAAAGAATCTTCATCTAAATCTTTTGCAATTGATTCATAAGAGGCCTTATCTGTTGCAATAAGATCTGCAGCTATAGTGCTGCGATCAGCAAGCGCTGCAAGGTCTGTAGTAGATTGATTTTCAACAACCCATACGTCTTGCCCAAACTCTCCCTTTGTTTTAATTAAGCCAAGTCTTTTTGCTGTCTTGGGAGGCACCAAATCATTGTTTTGTTTTTGCAATCTTAAAACACTGCTTCTTTCGTTTGCATAAGAAGTAAGTTGTTTTTGTTTTTGCGGAGTTGCGGAATTGTATCTTTCTTGATTTACTGAGCCATCTGAGTTTAAGTACGGAAGATTATTTTGCGCAAACTTAGAAACAACAGAAGCCTTTGCATCAATAGATTTTTGATTTTCTTTAACTGAAGCAACTAATTTTTCTTCTTTTCTGTTTAGGTCTCTTACAAACGAAGTGTTGCTTCTTCCAGACTGAGCATTCAAAATTTTAGCGCTATCTTTTCTAAGGAACCTTTGGAGGTTCTTTACCGTATCTTCATTTAATCTACCCTCTTCAAGCGTTCTTAAGCTTTGAAGCTGTGTAGAAAGATCCAATCCCGGGTAAGAAGCTTGTAGTCGATCTGCAAACTGTTTTGCGTTTTTAATTATGTTTTTTCGGCCAGAAGATGATTGCAAACCACCGCCTGCTATAAGTGTGGCATCTAATGACTTAGCATAGTTTTCAATCTCTTTGTTAACCTGAGCAATATCTGCATCTTTTGTTTTTTTAGCAGATTCAAGAAGTTTTGTTTTATTAGATTGTAATAAAACTTGGTCAACGCTTTTGAGCTTTCTTTTATCAAGCTCTTTTTGAACGTAATAGTCTTTAGGAGCAACTCTTTCTACTTCTTTTGTTTCTTTTTGAGTTGGAACAACTTGAGACATGCCTGTCTTTTCTCTTGCTTTTGCTGCTAATTGTTGCGCTTGTCTAGCTGAGTCCTGCCCATAAAATGCTTTGTCTCCTGTTTTAATGAGTTCAGAAAAATCAGGACCTTCAGAGCCAGGTGGCTTAGGTCTTAACAATCCTAAGCCCTCACCAGCTTCTTGTTGAGCTTTAGAACCTTCAGAAAGAGCGCCAAACAATTCAATGTCTTGCCCTCTTTGCGCTCTTTTTTCGGTTGTTTCTGCAAGATCTTGCGCTCTTGTTTGAAGGCCAAGTGTTTCCTTTCCTCCGAAAAGATTAAAACGTGCTGCATCTACAGCCATACTGCCAAGGGTCTTAAAAGCAGCCCTTGGCAACCCAGCAGAAAGCTCTCGCATAAAGATAGCACTTGGGTCGTTTTGAAGACGAAGGCGTTTCTTTTCAAGCTCAAGATTTCTTTGAGCCTGAACTTGCTCACCTCTAAAAAAAGCCATTTTCTACTCCTTAGCCAAAAATTGAATTCCAAGCATCTACTGCAAGGCCAGCAACATCTTCTACAATATCTTTTGCCATATTAAAGCCAAACACTTTCCCAACTAATGGTCCGCCAAATATCACGCCCAGTGTGTTTTTTAAATATTCTTGAGCGCCCGGAAGGTCATCTGCAAATGGGTTAATAATATCTCCAAACCTTTGATCTAAAAAGCTTTTTGCTCCTTCTGAATCTCCATTGGCAGCCATTATTCCAGCTTGAGCTAATGCAAAATTCATTTTTAATTTTGCAGTATACTCACTCATTGTCCACTCTCCAGAATCTACTTTTGAGTATCCATCAGCAACGGTATCTGCAAGCAATCCTGTAAGCTCTGCTGCAACTTCTTCGTTTGGAGCATAAGTGGTAATGTAATCACCCATAGATGTAACAAGGTTTTGGTCAATCTGGGTAAGCATGTTCATTGCATTTGTAGCTTGTTGTTCGCTAAGCCCAGCAACTCCTAACTGATTTGCAAATAATTGCTGATGGTCCACTTCTGTTGTTTGAATATCAAGTTTATTAATTTCATTGTACTCATCGGCCATATTCGCAAGCGCTTGAGATATTGCATTATTAACATTTGCCATATGAGCACCAGAGCCAAAAGTACCCATCATTGCTGCTTGGCGGTCAAGTCCAGCAAGGACTTGCTCAAGCTTGAGTGAGTATTCTTGATCTAGGTTGTCAAACATTTCTTGTTTTTGCTCTGGATTAATCCCAATGGTTTCTGCCTCTGTTGCTGCCAAGGCATCTGCTGCTACCTTGTCTGAGTCAACCTTTTCATAACCTAATCCCTCGTCTTCTTCTTCTTCTTCTTCAATCTTATCTACAACTTGGCCTACTTGATATTTAGTTGCAGGACCAGATGCACTCCATTGAACAGAAAGATCCCCACTTTCAGGGTCATAAGAAACGCCACTTGCATTACCAGTTCCATAATATAGCCCGGTTGATTCATCATAAGCCATTGTTTGGCCATTTATATTAACTGTATCTGGATAAGAACCAGAGCCTTCGCCAGACATTAAGAATCTGTTTGTTTGTCTTTGAGGCTGGCTCAAAGTAGTTGCGCCTACATCAGGACCAGCAGGAGATGGCAAGCTGCTCATATTTGAAAGACCCATTGATTGATTCATTTGGCTTATATCACCAGCACCCATTCCAGAAAATATATTATACCCTCGCCCCGGGGCCATTGCTTGGCCCTGTGCGACTATTCTGTCTGCTGGCATTGGGGTTCTTGGAGGCGCCGATGCAGCAGGCATCTTAGGCGCAGGTGTTTTCATTAGCCCTTGCTGAAAACTACTCTTTGATTGCTTAGCAAGCTGCGGAGCAGAAGGCATGTTTGGGTTAATATTTGCGCCAGTATTTACATTCTGAATAGCAGTTTGTTGAGTGCCTGGCATTGCCCCCATATTAGTTGAGTTACTTGGCGCTTTTGGAAGCTGACCTTTATTATAATCGATTGCCATTTTAACTCCTAGCTAACAGTAAGCGCTTTCCAAGTAATAGATATTTTTAAATTAGGCATAATATCTCCAGCTAAAGAGCCACTTGTTGGATTCCTGTATATAATCCTAAAGAAATTATTAGCTGAAATAGTATTAGATGAGTATGACATAGACAATTCTGTCGGAGTCAAAGCAGAACTAGCAGTATCAGGATCAAATGTCACTGATGCAATGTCAGAATATGTGCCAGTTCCTCCAGCCAAAGAACTACTTACTTGAAAAATTAATTCCATATTAGCCGAAGTAGTAAAGTTACTATTATTAATGCAAATTACTGAAGTAGCAACATGTTCTAAAGCTACCGGCGCTTTTGTATATGAACTCAGCAAAACATTATAGGCACCTGCGGTTGTTGCTGGTTGACACGCGACGCCGTCTAAAGTTCCAATTGTTTTGTTAGTTGCGTGAAGCAAGGTAATGTCAGAATATCCAACCCCTGCGCCCCCGCCAGACTCAACCACATAAGATTTATTTGTTGTAAAGTTCCAAGTAAAAAGACTTTTTGGATAAGTGAGATTGTCATGATCTACATTCCCATTTAAAACACTAGCAATTGCTCCAAATTTAGAGTTGTGCATTGCTGCGGTATGAAGATCTCCATCACTGTCGCCTGTAATATTAATATAAGCCATATTATCCTCTTTTCATAATCCTATCTAAGACTGTTCTCTTTGTGAACCACCTTTTACATTTGCATGAACCCTAACTTCAGATATTTGCAAACGATGTGGTTCAGATGTAGGCATAGCATACAGGTCAACATAAGCTGCCCTGCCTTCTTCGTCAGGGACATTTACGCGAGCATACGCCTCAAAGTATTCGGAGTTCATTAAAGGCGCGTTACTCCCCGAAGGAGACGCGCCTAGTGCAAGTGTGTTTATGACAGACTTAGTGTTTTCACTAACGCCTTGTTGTGAATTTAAAATTGTATCTACAAACTCAACATCATTTTCAGAAACATCAAAATGCTTTAAACCTTCCCCCTCAGATCTTACAACTGCGTTTAATTTTGTTGAATTTTCGTTGTCATCAAAATTGTAGCCGAGTTGTTTTCTTCTAACTGCAACATCAGTGCATACAATTCTTCCATCAGAATCAACTCTTCCCACTCTTCCTAAGCTAATTACAGTAGGAAAGTGAACGGGAGTATCACTTCCAGAAGGCCCCCCTGACCTGTTGTAGGTAGCAACTTCTCTTAAGTCTTGCTTAGACTTACCAAATGAATAAACAATCCCTTTGTCATTTCCAACATAAATATTTTGTTCACCGTTGTGAAGATCTTCAGAGCAAGATATCCAATGAAAAATATTATAAGTTGTGTTTGACTGACCAGGAGAAGATGCAGGATTGTTTCTATCTGGAGTTGAGTCATTATTAGAATCTGTAAATGGATTGCCATCTAAAGAAGTTCCTGAAAATGTTGGCTCTTCGTCACTTCCCCATATAGACCATTTTCCAGTTCCAATTCCTTCAATAAGGTCTGAGTAATTATAAACCCAAACCATATTATTCACTTGAGAATCATTTGCAGGGAGAGAGACCATAACCTGTTGTCTTTCATGATCATTTATACAAATTGCATTGTTAAGTGCTTTTCGATTTACATGAAAAGGATATGCACCTTTTTGAATAAGTTGTTCTACATATCTAGTTGTTTGAGGCTCTTCCCTTCCAAACCACAATGGATCCATTTCAAAAGATACTTTTTTTACGGAACCGCCATCAGTTATATAACAACCATCAAACCCAAGAAAAAAAACATAACGATCAAAGTAGCAATGACCGTTAACGCTTACCGAAGGTATGTCTCCCATTCTTACTCTTCTGGGATTTCCTGTACCATGACCAGTAATCTTATAAAGTCTCTTTGATCCAAACAAAAGAAGGTCATAATTTATTCCGGCTGTTGCAATAATGTCTTCATTGTATACCCAATAAAATCCACTTGGGTCTTCAACAGGAAAACTTTTCCAAAGAGCTGGCTCTGAAACAAAAGTAGCACCAGAGTCAATTGTCATTTTATCCCTAGATGAATTTAATACTTCTCTTGGGGGTTGGTTATTTTCTTTTGAAGAAATGTTTTCAGCAGGAATAGAAAGATCTGCTAGTTGCGGAGTCGGAGGGTTAAAACCAGAAACAACAATTTGATCATAAAAGTAGGTAAAAGATCTTGGCTTTAAGCCGTCCTTTAAGTAAGAAAAAATTGAAGGAGTTTTTCCATCTTCAAGGGTAACAGTTTTTAAATAAAAAGTGCCTACTACTTTCTCTAGTTCCCAATAGTGCCCATAGCCATTGCAAAAATAAACAAAGCGCCCAGCTTGCACAAATGAATAATTACTTTCTGGGCTATAAGGCTCTCCATATTCGCTTAATGACAAGTCTGCAGGTCCAAATATAGAAACTGCGTTTCCATTATATATGCGAAGTTTTGTTCTTTTGTTCTGTTGGTCTGCGTAAACGCAAATAATAAAAAGACTTTCTGCAGAAGAATTGTTTCTTACGCAGAAAAGACCGGTAATTTTTGCTCTAGTGTCTCCAAGATCTATAAACTTCTTTAATCCAGGACGCTCTTTCCAGAACCCTCTGTTAGACAAATCTATGTTAAATAAAAGATTTGGAGCATCCTGAGGCTTAACAGCCCTTGAATCCATTCCTTTTAGAGGTGTTTTATATATTGCTATTGGAGGTGACGATGCTCGCATCTAGTACTCCCAGCGCATGGGGTCTCTTTGTTGTGGCTGCTGCCGTTGTCTTTGACGGCAGCCCATCTTTAGGTTTGAATCATACTGGCCAATCATCTCTTGGTACAAACCTGCTAATTGACTTGTATCCTCACCCTTTGCACTCTTAGCCTGAATAGCAGCCTTGTATACAATGGCAGGGTGGAATTGGGGCAGAAAGCCCCCTAGAAGCTCTTGGTCGTCATCATTAAGGTCAGGCAACGCATCTGGCGTAAAACGCACGTACAGGTGAACGTCGTTCCTAGGAACAGGCCTTAGATGAAGTTCTTTGCCAAGGTAATAAGCAGAGACAGAGCTAGTCCCTGAACCAAAGCTAAAGCTTGGGATGTCTATGGTGCCGCCAGCACCAATAGAACCTGTGCCAGTAAATCCTGTTGATGAAGAAATTCCACCTATACTATTGCTAGAATCTAGGTTGGTTCTTCTTACCATGTTAAGCTGAACCGGCATATTATTTGGGCCAATGGCCTCATCTTTTGGCAGAGTTCCAGCATACCAAATAGCCATAGGAAGGCTGCTTAGTTTTGCATTAAGATCTACTTCGGTAAGGTTCTTTTCGTAAGTAAACCTTTCATTCATTTGAAAGATCTCTGGACCATAGTTTACTACGCGGTAGTACATGTCCATGTTTGCATCTGTAAGCAAATCTAAAAGATACTGGTTGGTCCAACCACCAGAGCCATCCACCTTACCACGGCGTTGCAAATAACCATTAAGACGGCGGATAGCTTCTTTTACTTTCATGGCAAAATAATCCTAGACTCAGTTTTATTTCTATCGAATGCAGTTCCAAAATGCTTACCGCCATGATTTGGACCTTTGCCATCAGCACCTAGATTAAAGCTCATGCTTTCTCCCATTGCTCGCTTCCAGATCCAAAACATATCATCAACACGGCCTTGTGCCTCATTGATAGCATCTTTCATTTTCATGTCGTTAGCTTTTTCTTTTTCTCGCTCCATTCTTTCTAATGCAGCGTGACGCCCTTCGCGCCAGTCAAGAACAAGCATACGCAAACCATCTAAGTGAGAATCATGTGGAGTATCGTACTCGCCAGCCTGTCCAATCTTTTCAATAGTCATAATTGTAAAAATTGGTTTCTCGCCACGATAACGATCGTTGTTTGGTTTTTGCCCAAACAAAATCCATTTGTTAATTGAAGAACCATCAAAGTTCTTTTCAACAAATCTCAAATAAAACTCTTCATCAGGAAGTAGGCCATCAAGAAGATTGGCCCTCCGCTCCCATTCTTGATGGGGAGCGGAGGTTCCATTCCTGACTATGTTTCGGAAGTAATCCATTTCCTCTCGGATAAGATCATCTCTGTTTTTTAACATAGAAAGCATAGTCACCTTTAGTCGTTAAACAATCCACCAGACACAGCTTCAACAAGGATTCGAACTCCAATTGCTCCAGCATTTGTACCAGAACCACTATTAATGGTGAACGTAAGAAGAATGTCTGTGTCAGCATCAATCAAATCCGCTGCTGCATATGGATTTGATGCTGCTGCCCCATTTGTTTTTGTAAGAATATCCCCAGCAGTTTTTGTTGCTGTGGCATCAAACAAACCAAATGCGTCAGGATCACTTGTCCTTCCCACAAGAAGAGTGGCATCATCTCCATCCTTAACAGTCATGTTTGTCATTGCAAATGCTTCGCAATTAACAACAGCTACAGTAGTTCCATATGGAAGAGGAAGCGTGTATGCAATTCCAGCAGAACTGTCAATCTGGAAAGTATATTCCTTAAAGCCAAACTCAGCCGCTTGTTTGCTGGACCCTCGGGGTCCTGTTCTCATTTTATCATTAGCCATTTTATTTCTCCCTAAAATTTATGTTCTACGTTTGGCGCAAGTCGCGCAAAAAAGACAACTCCGCAGGCTCCAGTTCCATTTACAACCATTTGAATTTGAAGAGTTTCTGCATTTTCCAAAGCAGGTACGCCGTCAGCATCAATTGCCCCACCAGAAGCCCTAAAAGAAAAAGCTCCTGTGTCTGTACTAAACTTTGTTCCTTTTGAGTTAGAAGCAATTGAGATTGCAGAAGTTGCCTCAACAAACTCATCATTTCCTGCAACTGTTCCAAATTCAAAAGTTGACTCATTGGAGGCAACGTTGTTTGTTACAACAAATCCAACCTCTAAAACTCTATAAGTTTTAAATGGCGCTGGAAAATTACATTGTGTAGTTGTTCCATTAGCTTGACTTAACAAGAACTCTGAGCTTGTAACAACAACTTCACCCAACTCATTTGACACATTGTGTGCTTTTTGAAAACTCATATTATCCTCCTTAAAAGGAGGGGGGCGCTAGGCCCCCCAACTTATTAGACCTTGATTAGTCCGGTTGGTACTCGGATGTCCTCTTCACGGCCCTGACAACGTGGGTTTTCACACACAAGTTCAAACTCATTATAGGCATACGCTTGGAAAGCAAATGTCCCAGGAATTTGCTTGAAGATAGAACCAGTTGAGGTATCCCAACCGTAATCTCCCAGCTTAACCCGCTTCATTGAGCTTCGATCCATAATGGTGTACCCGTTCAATGGAGCAGAACGTGCTGTTTCCCAAGGAATCTGACGTGCACCATATTGGTAAGCAATAGTTGTGTGACCTTTAAGAGCTTTAAGATCTGTCTGCATGTAGACTGGATCAATCTCTTGGAGGTAAACCTGAAGCAAAGAGTTGTGAGAGAAGATAACAGGATCCATCTCATCAATGTCTTTTGGCCCCAAGTCTCCCATTTGCATAAGCAAGTTTGTAATACGCCAGTGATTAAAGTCACGAAGAGAATCACCGTTACGAATGATAAATGACTTCCAAACTTCAGCAGGAGTTGCTCCGCCACGATTAATGCCGTGGTATGTACCACTGTCGTTAATTGCATCAGCAAGACCAGTAATGCAGTTACCCCATTCGTTACCGTTAGCATCACCTTCAACAACAAAGTCGTTGGCAACAACTGTTACGCTTCGGTCAAGAGTTACTGTCTGTGTACCTTGGTTTACAGAAGACACAATAGCAACAACACCAGCATTTGCTTCAAGCTCAGCGGCAGTACCAATTTGAAGCTGCATTCCGGGACGGATGTAACGAGCACCAGCATATGTGTCCATATATGCTTTAGTGTTTGTAAGGCCACCGTCACACTCACGCTGCTTAAACACAACTTCAGTTCCAGTAACACCAGTTTTTACCAAAGCAAGTACACCAGAGTTTGTGTTACTTGCACCAGCAGCATCAACTCCAATAGCACCACCAGCGGTACCACCCCAGTACTTAGGCCCAACTCGATTACGGTGAGAGTTTTTGGCATCAGATACCAACTCATCCATAATCTGACGGTACATTCCTGGCTTTTCATGAGCACGAATCAGCTTAGGTCCAGTAATCTCCACAATGTCCATGTGGGGAAACAATCGAACCATTGCTTCTTTGTATGCAGGAGGATTGTACGTTGGAAGAACTGGAGCACTAGCACTAGGTCCGCCAGAAACAAAGCGGCTTCCGCTTCCTTCGGCAGTCTTGTACAGGTAGTAGTTTGAGTCTCCCCCGTTCCAATCTTCTTGATTAACAGAATCAATCCATTTCTCGACATCATCTACGGTGTCGAGAAGCTTAATAATAACATCTGCGTATGTGTACTGAAATAAATCACTAAACGCCCCAAATGAGGTCTGGCCGGTTTTATCAATTGCCACTTTACTCTCCTATATTAATTTTTTTGCCGTTTAAGCAAATTTTCAAGTAGATCCCCAGCTTCCTTCGCATTGCTAGGAGCTTGAGGCATCTCTTCAAATCCAGCAGAAGCAAACATATCAGGCACCATTGCCTTACGCTCCGCTTGTTCGCGGCGCTTTCTGTTTTCTTCCGCTACTCTAGATTCTAAATTATTAAACTTTTTTACCCTGTCTTGAGCGATTTTCAATGCAATTTCTTTTACATCGCCAACAGGTTGGTTAAGAGACTGTAGACGTTTTACCTCGTCTGAAGCATCCAACATAATAAGACGATCAAAATCCATAATCCGTGAGGACTCTGGATGCTTATCTTTGAATGATTTCAGTGCGCGGTCTACTTCTCTACCAGCAGTTTGCTGAAGAGCATCAGTTGCATACTTTTCAACCATTTGCATACGCGGTTCTAATTTCTCACTAACCATCTTTTCTAGCATGGCCTTAATTGATCCTGACTGAGAGGTATCCACATAAGACTCTTCTTGTTGGTAGGATGGTGTCCCTGAAGCTTTCACGGATTCCAACTGTCCCTTAAGGTAAGACTCACTTTGCCTTGCCTCTTCCATTGCTTGGTAAGCTTGGTTGTAATAATTTTGAAGTTCATTGTTTTGCTTCGACGCATCTTGCAAACGACTTTCTAACTCTGCGATTCTTTCTTCTGCTGTTTTACTCATAACCCTTTCCCTATTAGTTTGGCGCAGTACCCTCTACACCTAGTTCCCCTGTAAACCCTGAAGCCATTGCCGGGGTCATTGCTGCCCCCTTCTGATCACCGCCCAAAAGGGCAGCAATATCTGGTTGGCCACCTTCAGAGCCTTCGGCTCCCGGTGGCATCATTGGTGCTTGATTAGGCGCAATTGCAGCCTGATGCTGTTGCAGCAAAGCCTCAAGCTTTTGCTGCTGCTCAGGAGAATACTCTAAGAAAAACTTAGGATCTCTCATGGCTTCTAGCAAAACACCAATATGTTTTTGATGGTCCATCCATGGCCTAAAGAAAGGCTCTTGGCCATCCTTAATCCGAAGGACGTTAATGTTGGCAACCGCTTTGTCTCCAGGTTCCTCAACGTCAGTAAGACGGGCAGCAACAGGTGCGCCAAGAAGAAGCTCAACAATAGCATCGTTTCGAGGACTGCTTTCCTGAAGCATTCCATTTGAAGCAAGCTGCATAATAGCACTACGAATCTGGTTTGGATAAGAAACCGCAGCAGAGCCGGGAACCATTCGTACCTCTATTAAATTAAAAGGCGTTCCATCAAACTCATATACAGAAGCTTGTTGGTCAGTACCCATAAGGGCAAACCTAAATCCAATTGGCAAATGATCTTGGCAAAGTCGTACAAGATGGGTCGCTTGGTGTGCTTGTGACGCCTCTATCTCCTGAACCGTTGGAGCCATCGCGATCTGAGTTTCTTGGAGCAATCTGTCGAGATATGCACCGCTGTCACCGCGAGAGGGAGCCGAACCACCAACTGGAGAAGATGTTAGACTCAGAGCTTCCAAATCAGCCATCGCATCTTGTCTCATTTGATAAAGATGCGGTGATATTTGGGGAGGAGTCATAAAGGTAGGTTTCTCTTCTCCATACGGAACGTACTCGTATACTTCACCGGCACGACCCTGAAAATTGGTATCACTAGAACCATGTGGCTTTAGCAAAGGTGGGTCAGCAGTTCTTTCTGCTGCCCGAATCTCAATGTGCTCTACTAAGTCTAATCTTCGCTGAGCTTGCCGAAGCACATCAACTACACAAAGTCCCCACCCTCGATCAGTAAATTGCCTGTCTCGATAAGTGGTATGTGGGTAATCATTATAAGGTAATCCATCAACCAAACGGATAATTTGATCACCAGTGTAAACACATCGGAAACCAGATCGATATTCTAGGCCTTTAGCTGTAGAAACTATTGGAGCATGGTAAAAATCCCAGACTTCTACCATGGGTTGAGCAACGTTATTGTTTGTTTCTCGCAATCCAAAGGTTTGATCTACTTCTCTAAACAAAAATGCGTCTTCTGGCTCATAACTTTTGCTAATTTTACTTATGTCTACATCAGGAAAGTAGATTTCCATCAAATCATAAGGAATAAGCTTGCGTTCAGCGTAATTCATGCACTGACTTGTAGTTAAATGACGCCAATGGGGGTCTGGGAAGAAATTAAACGGGTGAACAGATCGCACTTTTGGCAATCCGGTCTGATAAGTTACCGTTTGCAGTGTATTTTCTTCCATAAAGGGAAAATCAACGAGCGATGGCTCATTAAATTCATTAACTGTTGGGATATTTATAGAAGAATACTCAGGAACGCCGTCTGCGTACTTAATTTCTTCTACAAATTCACCTGAATTAGGATCCCACTGCGTTGCCCAGATGCCATTTCCAAAAATCATCATGTTCATCATGGCTGCATGTCGGGCATACATGCTATCTTTGCGTTCCCAGAAGTGCAAAATAAGACTATTTGCTACTAAAGATTTTTTACGCGCATCTCGGTCGTTTGTTGCCGGAATACATTCTGGCATCATTCGAGGTGAAATTAATTTTGCATGATATTTCCGAAGCTTATCTTGGACTTGGGGGTTACTGCTTTGCCCACCGCCCATAGTAATTGGGCGTTGCGTTCGAGGATCATACTCTATGTTTGTGTAGCCAGCAGCGAATGCAGCATTTTCATACCAACGGTATTCCAATGGCTTTCGCGCGTCTTTGTTTCTCTGGACGCACTTTTTAACATAATCTAGAACATTTTCTTCATTGTTCATAGCCATTATGAGATTCCGTAAGGGTCTTGAGTAAATCCAAGGGGGTCATTAACATTATATTGCTGTGCTAATGTAGGCATTTGAGGTGCTTGCGGCAGATTAAACTGAGGCACAGGGATCATCATAGGAGGCAGTTCTTGGTTTTCTGCAATAATTGGTTCTTCATCTGGCTCAAAAAAAGAACCAAAAATGCTACCAAATATACTGCCAACGACTGGAAGTGCTGCTGCAACAAAAGGTGCAGCAGGCCCAGTTGCTGCGACAAATGGTAGCGCTGCAGCACCAGTTCCCAGTGCCCCGCCTGCCATGCCAGAATATTGTGTTGCTTTACCTTGGCCTTCCCCTGCCTGATAACCAACAACAGTTCCCTCTCCTGTGCCAGTAAAAGCCATGCTAACCTCGCATCATATATGGGTTAAGATTCATCGCATACATTGGTCGTTGTTGCATTTGCTGTTGGCCATAAAGTGGCTGGTACATCTGCGGTTGTTGTGCAAACTGTTGCATAGGCTGCTGCATTTGCATGGGTTGCGGCATAGGCTGTTGCATTTGCATAGGCTGTTGCATTCCCATTTGTTGTGGATTTGGTAAACCACTGTACCTATTTTGGACTACAGACTTTACACCCCTAGACATAGATGCAGGCATCCTAGGGGGTTGTCTGGGGCTTTGCCCCTGTTGTCCCTGTGGCATTCTTTGTTGCATTGGGCGTTGTTGTGCTTGCTGAAGTCGCATTTGTTGCGGACTTGCTTGCTGCGGAATGTTTTGATTTTGCAACATTCCAAAAATTTGCTCGCCAATTGATGCAACTTGGTCTTCGGTTAGGTTGTTTAATTGTTCTGCGGTGAGATTCATATTACCAGCCATAACTTACCTTTCCAGCCAAAAGTTTAACATTGAATTACTGTTAAAGCTTTTATTTTTTTTATTATTCGCTCTAACGGTCGCCCTAAGATCGCCAAAAGTCAAGACTTTAGGTTGGGCCACTTCGATAGGTTTTCGACATTTTAAACATATACCCCCGGCGACTACTGCGTGTTGGCATTCAATTTTTTCTTCAACTGGCTGATACATGGCAGTGCCCATGTAGGGCAACTGCCTGCTTGCATAGATTCCAAGAATTAAACAGGTGACCTCATCATCATGATATCTTTCTCCTGTAATTGGATCTGTCCCGTCCATAGCTTCAGGTAACATCCTAGAACTTTTTTTAACAAACACTTCTAGCTCTCGAAGGGTGTTCGGGTTTTTAACTACGCACATACCTTGTTTAAAAAATGCAGTAGCAGCACTCACTGCTTCTGATTTACTTCGGCCAGTCATTCTCCAACCTAAATATTTTGTTGGGGCTTCGTTTTGAATGTTGTCTGTATTCTTTCGCCTAAAAATTCGATGAAGCGGATAACACGACCGGAACAAAGCTAATGCTGCGGCTCCGCATGAGTTAACCTCTGGTATTTGCCAAGCCATGTTGTAGTACGCCCCAAGGGCAATGGCTTCAGATGCAGATTCTTCTGGGTAACACTTTTCTCTAAAGTGAGCCACTTGGGTTAATTGGTCGCCTCTTTTGTAAACATGAATGACATTGTAGTCGCATTGGGCGCTTTGTCCTTCTGCATAATCAGAAGAGACAATATATTCTTCTCCAGGTATTGGGTCTTCATATATTTTAACTGGCCCAAAGCTTTCTGGCATAAATGAAAACATGTTTGTGTCTACCATATGCCCGGTCCCACTAACCTGACTCATCATAGCTTCGGAATCAGGTTCTATTGCTCTGCGACCACCAGAAGCAATTAACTCGCCTCGAACAGGACCCGGTTCTTCTTTTATCCGTTCGCCTTGCGATGCAACCTGACTCATATCAAATATGGTAAGCGTTGAAGACATAAATGCTTCACGCCAATGAGTGGGGTATTGGTTTTTAAAAACCTTAGACTTACCATCGCATCGATCCTGAATAGCCCACCGACGCCATTCAATCCAACCCATAGGATTTAGCTTTTCATCGTCTGGCTCTTTGGTCCACCGAGGAACAACGTGGTTTGTAAGCAAATCAAACTCATCATCATCTAAGTTTAACAAAGATGAATAGCGTTCTAGACCATGGCTGTCTTTTCTGGAGTGGCATTGAAGCCAGTCATAAAACAAAGCTTCATTTTCTTTAGTAGGTTCTTGCCAGCATTGTTGCTCATCATCTAACCAAGATATAAACAATGGCTCAAACTCAGATCTACCAGCAACAGCCTCTTCCCATAAACGAGAATAAGAGTCGCCACGACTCTCAGCGGTCGTGTCAATCACAATTGCACCAGTGTTTTTCCTAACGGTAGGAAACATCTCTTTAATAATTGTGCTTTGATTACGGTACTTTGCAAACTCTGACAAGAGTAAATACTGGATGGTAGCACCAGTTCTTGCCAAAGGAGTTCTTTCTGTGAAGATTGAAATTGTAGAGTTAAGCCCTCCATAGGGTTTAACTCCCCCTCTTTCCCAGTTTAGTGTCTCTTCATCTGGGACATCCCGCCTAAACTCCATAGGCTCTTTGAAAGATCTAGACCGTCCCCACCGCTCGGGACGAAGCGAAGTGGGGTAATTGCTATAAAAAATATGATTACGTTTATGAATTTCAGCAGCCATATCATCTAGCTGCGCCCCAACAACAACATTTGTGTTAGGCGTTAAAGACGCTTGCCTGTAAGCATCCATAGAGAAAAACGTAGTAGAACCAATACGACGTGCCTTACAAACAACTATTCGCAGAAAACCACGACTAAACCATTGGCGGTTTACAGCCTCTGCTATGCGCTTTTGAACACGGCGAAGTTTAACTTTAGCTATAGGGCCTTCTTCAGGGGCAATGTAAAGAGGAGCCACATCGTTTTCAGCAAAGAAAGAAATGTCAGCAAGACAATCTTTTCTAAACTTTTCAATGTGGTCATTCTTTATTGCCATACATTTTCTCTAAAGCTGAAGGTAAGGATGTGTCACCCTCTTTACTAACAACCACGGGTCCGATTTTTTTATGTAGCGGCTGAGAGTAAATCAAATGACAAGCATCCTTAAAACCATCTTTAAACTGTTTTGATGCCATAAGTCTATCTTTTGCTGACATAGACTTATCTGACATAATCTCAGCTTCTACTTTAGCCGCTGCAAAAGTAGCCGCTACAACAGCCCTTGCAGAAACGCCATGATCGCGCTCTGCTTCCCATGCAAGCCCCGCAAACATGGTGTCCACTGTAGACTGAGGAAGGTTGCCTAGTTTAATACCAAGCGTTACCTTCTCCAAACTATCGTCTTTCTTTTTAACCATTAAGACTCAAACTCTACATTTATTGCAAGAACATCTACATCTCTCATGTCACTAGCACCTCCAGCAACAGCAGTAAATCCGGGGGAAGCCAATGTGTTGCTATAAGTTATAATTGAATTAGTGCCTGCAGTACCTGTCGTAAGTTTAGCAGAGCCAGCAAGATTACGCCCAAGACAAAAAAGACTAACGTGTAAGGGTTTTGCCGTAATATCAACGCCATTTACATGAGTGATTAAAACAGGGTGGGAAAAGAAAACCAAACAAAGGCTATCGTCAGAATAATCACTTTGTACCTTAGCTCCCGCTGTATTGGCAGTAGCAGTAAATGTTCTAAAATTATACCGCTTAACTTTTAAATTAGAGAGCTTTCTAAAGTCATCAGGAAGAAAGACACTGTTGTCAGTTCCCGACTTATTGCCTACTGTTAACGAAACAGCCATATTAAAATAATCTTGCACAGTAGCCATAATGTCCTCCTAACATAAGCCTCTCATAGGCTTCTCTATATAGCTTATATTATATTAATACGCCCTTGGCCCTTCCAAGGAGCCAAGGGCATTATATATATACTTATATATAGCCCTTTATTCTGTCAACAAACAAAAACGTTCATGCCTTAAACCGTTTATTGGTGGAGAGTTTAAACTCTTTTTGCTTTAGAATTTACACATTTCTAAACATCATTTAAATCGCTTGATCCTGGAGCTACCGCCACCATTGGCCTGTAGAAAAAAACAGGGGGGTGCAATTATGTCGGTAGTTTTTAAATCCACCATATAAGAACCTAATCTTTCACTAAACAAAAGGAGATCCCATGGAAAGGTTCATAGCTGTAAGCAAATTCGACACAACCACTAATTCTTGGGAAGACGTGTCTGTCAACAACAAGGAAGGGGGTAGGCCCATCTGGGTCAACAAAGGCGCTGTAGCAGCCATTGAGGACGTTATAGTCAACCTTTCTAAGCACATGACATACATCCATCTAACAAACGGCATAACATACCTAGTTAAAGGTAATGCTGGGGAGGTGGAGGGGGTGTTAGGTAGTTTTTAGGGAATTGTATATAGGGAAGTTAATTAGGGTGGTGGTATCCCCCTATATATAGGTGACTCCCTTACCCCAAGGGGTTGGGCCGGGCCTCTATATAGGGGTAAGTTAGAGGCAACAGTCCCGCCAACAAAGGATTGTTGTCATGCCTCTTGCACCTTATCCTGACGAGTCTTATTAACGCTCGCTGGCGCTCGCTATATAAGACGCCCACAAGGGATTGTGGGTAAATTAGACGGCATTGCGGTGGGGCAATAGTCTCGCCAATGCTGGCGCATTGTCATGCCTAATGCTTATCCCACCTTATGCTTCGGAAGATTGCTTCACAAGGGATTGTGAAACATTCTTCGCACCTTATAGCGGCATTAATCGCTGCGCTAGGCATGTTAATCGCTGCGCTTTGCAATGTCCCCCATCACCCTCCTCTTACGCGCACGCACACGCACGAGGCCAAAGCAAATGCTATATACCCCCACTGGGCCGAAGAAAAATGGGGGACAATGAGCCCGTGGCAGCGGGGGACTTCGTCCCCGGCCCCGCTGCCTCGCGGGCTTATTGTAAAAAAGGAGACAACATGTTGAGAGTTATCTTAGATCCAACTCGTTTAGGAAACCGTGGGTTCCAAGTAGAATTCCCAAACGGTAATGAATTGTCCGTGATGTTCGGTAAAGCGCACTATTGTAGTAACCGGCAGATCCACGATCCAGATGAAACTGGAGGCATCAAAAACCACAGCTGGGCATCCGACGATGCTGAAGTAATGGTAAGGGTCGCAGACCTAACTGAATGCGAAGAGCAATGGGAGCCAATGCCATACGTATCACCAATACTCTTAGCCGATGTAATGAGCATATGCGCTACGGTGACTGGCACTAAATGCCAAAGACTACTTGTAAATGCAACTGACGCAGAGATGGCCAGACTCGACCTAGAACGTAAGCTAGAGCGTCAACGAGAACGGGAAGAAAAGGCTTATGACGAAGCCGTGTTAGCAATGCACGACACAATCAAATAGGAGAAACCAATGATTGATGGAGAGATAAAGTGTTGCAGTTGCGGAGAAAAGAGTGAAGTAAAAGACGGCAAGTTCGTATGCGACAGCCCAATGTCATGGAACTGTGAATACGCACAAGTAGTGCAAGAGTTCTGTTCGGCATGTGAAAGCTTTCACCCAATTGAATGGGAGCACAGATTCTGTGATGTTTGTGGGATGTGTTACGATAATGAGGAACCATGTATCTTCCATTAAACAGGAGCCAGGAACCTCGCTCGCAAGCTCGCTTGCTCTTGTCTAACTAACACCGTGAACGGTGTTGTTAGATCGAGTCTTCGTCTCGCCCCATACGGGCTACGATCAGGGCTAGT